AATGTCTCAAAAGGTAACACTAATCAAGCGTGTATATCAGTATGTGATACAAACTCGATATATCTCGAAGATCCACCATGTTTGAGACTAATAGATTTTAAAGTAGTAAACAATAAACTTAATATGATAGTATTCTTTAGAAGTTGGGATCTTGTAAGTGCTCTACCTGAAAACTTAGGTGGTTTACAACTATTTAAAGAATACATTTTAAGTGAACTTACTTTTCCATGTGAAGATGGCAAAATAATTGCATACTCGTCTGGTTTACATATTTATGAACAATATTTTAGTATAGTTAATCTGCTATGTTGTGAACAAATAGAAACTTTTTAAAGAAAATACAAAGGAGAAATATAAATGAACAATACTGAAATCCACAATGAATCAAATTTACTATTTTTTGAGCTTTTTAATGAATTAGCTACAGCGTATGCTAACTTTGAAAGTCCGGAAAGCGGAATTTCATATCTAATTAATGTCATAGGATTGAAACATGATAACAAAGAAGAAGTTATGAATACTTTTTGTCGTTTAATTGATATCATTGGTCCTGAATTAGCAACTTTATTTAGAATATTCATGTTAGTAAGTGAAACGGTCCCTTCAAGTGGATTAATACATGATCTTAGCGAGTTAGAAAAAAGTGCAAATGAAAAAATTAAAAATGACAGATGGGATTTACTTGAAATGGATGAAATTATATTTATTGGTGCTAAAATGTTCTATTTGAAATTATTTGATTGTGAAAAGAAATATTCGGAAGAAATAGACGATATGACAAATCTTCTAATTGAAAAAATATTAAATAAAGAATCAACTGAAAACAAATGTGAGCAATGTAAATTTCATAATCAAAATAAGAAATTCATATGTGAAATGTGTAAAAATTATAGCAAAATGAGACCTGTACAGAATACAACGAAACAACGCTTAATGAGAGGTATCAAAAAATCATAATAAAAGAGGAGGCGAAAATTAAATGGGAAAAAAGTTTAAACCAATCTACCAATGTGATCTATGTGGTCAAGAATTTGAAGATCCAGATATGGTTAGATTATTTAAAGGTGACGTTGTAAACGGCGAAGAGCTGAAACGCTATGTCAATATTGAGAAATATACAATGTCATGTATTGAGTGTTTGCCAAAATTATTAATTGAAAATTTTGAGATTATAACACCAAAACAAGAAATTGTAAATGAAATTTCTGAAAAGACTAGTATTAAAAAATCTATTACTGAATCTATTAAGAAAACAACTAAGCCTGAAAAGAAAATAGTTGAACCTTTGTCAGAACCAGAAATTAAAGACTCAGAAGAAATCTCTTCAGAAGAACCTCCTACTGAAAATATTCCTAAAGAAACAGAAATTGAACAACCAGTAGTAGAAGTTCAAGAAGATGAAACTCAATTAGAAGAAGAAAATGAATACTTCTTAACAGATGGAAAATATTTAATTTTATATAAAATAACAAATTCAGAACATGAAAAATTACTAGCTCAAGAATACGGACACAAAGACTTTGAATCTCTAAGAAAGGCATGTGGCCGCTCTTTAATTGGAATTTATTTTGCGACAGATAATTATATAAATGAATTACCAGAAAATCTTAGCAAGGAAAATCATGAAGTTATCAATATGGTACTTTTAGGTGTCCCAAATATTGTCAAAAAAGATATTTATATATTATCAGATGAATTAGCTTGTATTGAAAAAGAAAAGTTTAATTTACAGATTGAATCAATACAGGAAAACAAACCTAAGCAATCACAGGTGAAGCAGGAAAGTAATAGTACTACAGAATCTGAAGAAGATGTATCAGAAACGTCATTCTTTGATATGAAGGAACTATTTGAAGATGACGATGATTTAAATTTAGATGATTTATAAAATATATTTAAGCGGCCAGATCTTCTATAGATCTGGCCGATTTTTATTTTTATAACTTACATATAGAAATAGTATAGTTAGAAATAAAAATTATTTTTATATGTTTTTTATAAATAAAACGAAGGGAGGAGAAAAAATGAAAACAACAGTAATGAAAGAAATCAAAAACCTTATTAAAAAATTAAACTTAAATTGTTCTATTGAAGAATTTCCAGAGAGAGTTAATTGGAGATATATTAGCTGGTGTCAGAAACTCTCTGAAAGTTTCATTAGAGAATTTAAAGATAAAGTTAATTGGACTTATATTAGCTGGTGTCAGAAACTCTCTGAAAGTTTCATTAGAGAGTTTCAGGATAGAGTTGATTGGGAGAATATTAGTTATTTTCAGATACTCTCAGAAAACTTTATAAGGGAATTTCAGGATAGAGTCGATTGGGTTTCTATTAGCCATCATCAGAAATTATCTGAGAACTTTATAAGAAAGTTTCAAGATAGAGTTGATTGGTATTATATTAGTAAACATCAGAAACTCTCTGAAAATTTTATAAGAGAATTTCAGAATAGAGTTGATTGGACATGCATTAGCATAAATCAGAAACTTTCAGAAGATTTTATAAGAGAATTTCAAGATAAAGTTAATTGGACTTATATTAGCTGGCATCAGAAACTCTCTGAAGATTTTATAAGAGAGTTTAAAGACAAAGTTAATTGGAAGTTTATTAGTGCATATCAAATACTTTCAGAAAGTTTTATAAGGGAGTTTCAAGATAGAGTTGATTGGTATCATATTAGTCGATATCAGAAATTTTCTGAAGATTTTATACGAGAGTTTAAAGATAAAGTTGATTGGCTTGATATTAGTGTGTGTCAGAAATTTTCTGAAGATTTTATCAGAGAATTTAAAGATAGAGTTGATTGGTGCAATATTAGTATCAATCAGAAACTTTCTGAAGATTTTATCAGAGAATTTAAAGATAGAGTTGATTGGGAACAAATTAACATTCATCAGACTCTATCAAAGAAGTTTCTGAAAGAGTTTTCTGACAGATTAGATATCAATCTCTACAATCAAATTCATCAAAAGAAGACTCGTGAACAGAAGATTAAAGAGATGAAAGAATACGCTCAAAAGTGGAATCTGAAGTTTGACGGAAGATATTTATACGCATATCGAAATCATGACAAATATGGAAGAGGTAATTTTATCGAAGCTCAGTTTTATGAAAAAGGAAAATATTACCGAGATTGGAAATGTGATATGAGAGAAGATGTTAATAATAGCTTTGGATTCGGAATTTGGCCAGAAGGGAACACTCTAGTAAAGATAAATATTAGAGATTGGGGTGTAGCTATTAAAGATGATTCAGATGGTAAAGCTAGAGTGTGGGGATTTACTGTGTTAGAATAAAATAATTATAAGCGGCCAGATCTTTCGTAGATCTGGCCGATTTTTTAATTTTGATATATTTTATACAGAAATAATATATGGTATAATATTTATATTTTTAGATGAGCATTGACTGATTTAAAAAATTACAGATGAATTAGATATTCGACAAGCTATTCTCGAAATTGATGTCGAATATCAAGATCACATTATCTTATGTATTGATTATGATCAAGATTACTACAAGAAGCAAATAAAAGAAATTATTATATAATATAAAGGAGGAAACTGATGAAAGTAACCGCTGTTGTATGTCCATGTTGTGGGGATACAATATATTCTAGAGCTATTCACGATTTCAGGACTTGCACATGTGGAGAAACGTTCATTGATGGTGGATATGACTATATTAGAACAAATGTATTTGAGACAAAGGAAATAGAGATTAATTGCACAAAAGAACAATTATATAAAGATTATAATTTCGGAATTGATAAATGTGGCATTATAAAAAGGAGATAAAATGAAATTTATAAATTGTGATGAATGTGAAGGATTAGGAAAAATAGAATATATTTGTTATGATTGTAACGGCTCTGGAGAAGGATACAGAGCCGGAACAAGTTGTAGAAGATGTAAAGGATCTGGAGTTGTCTATAAGTCATGTGAAAAGTGTAACGGAACTGGAGAAATTAAAGTAGAACTTGATTATTCAATTGAATTTCCGAAAAATTTTAAATATTACAAACCGAATTATAAAATAAATATTACTGAATTTGGCAACGATGAATATTGTATCTCTCTGCTTGATGAAAATAATCAAGTAGAGGATGAGATAATTTTAACATATGATATATTAAAACAGATTATGAAAAAAATTGAAGAATATAAATAAGAAAGGAGAAGAAGAATGGAGAAAATAGCTAAATCGATAATTTTAATAATTGTCGGTGTTATATTTGCTTATATTGTTGCTATTAATTTTGGAAGTATATTAATAACTTTAGCGATTGCTGTAGGCGCATTTATTGTTTGGGTATTGCTGAAAACTTTTGTACTTGATAGTAAGATTCTATCTAGATTAAATAATATTCACCAAAAAAGTGATAATATATAAGAGGAGGTGATAATATTGTCGGAAATCTCAATTGCATTATCTCAAAAAGCAAAAAATCACATTAAACAAATTTCAGAACAATTACCAGTCTATCAGAACTGGATTAAAGAACAAATTGAAAACTGCACATTAGAATACAACGTTGTTAGTAAAGTAATCGATTTTGACGAATATTTGTTATGTATTGTTGCAGCTATCGAAAACTTTATAGAAAAGTCAAATTTTGACTACAATTATACTGTTAAAATATTTGCAGATCAAGCTGTACTAAAATTAATTCAAAATCCAGAAAAACTAACATACGATAAAATCTGTATGTTAGCAATTATGGGTTATGTTAATTTACCAAAAGTTGGAGATATTTTGAATCAATTGTTAAAACAATTTGAAACTAAACCATATAAATTTAATAAATCTAATTTAGTAAATTATTTGTATCTTTGGAAAAAAGGAGATATAGATGATTTTACATTGATTTACAAAATTTTTACATATTGGATTAATTTTTTAGTAAAAGCAAAAATTAACTCTTTTGATTCAGATTATGATGGAAATTGTGAAATTGAAGAAGCTATTAGAAATGAAGTTGAAATAGTGATTAGTAATAAATTAAAATAATCGGCAAGAGCTCTAATTCAGAGCTTGCCGATTATTTAATAACTTTTAAAAAACTGAAAAGAGAAAAAAATATATGAAAAAAGTTTTAATGTTTGTAACAATGATTATAACAATTATAATGTTTACATCTGAGTCATATGCACAGTCAGATTCAAGTCTAAGAGTAAGAGTTACTAAGACACGGCAAGGTTTTGTATTTCGCTGTAGTAATGAAAGACAATCAAAAGAAATTAGATGTCCTGAAGCAACATATAAGAATCCTGTTTGCAACGGGGTTACAGATTCAGACATTAAAAAACTCGCAAATAGATTGTGCGAGGAGGCTCTCGCAGAATCATCAACTCCTCAGAAAACAGAAACAAATGGAACATCTACTGTACCTAATTTAACTAAAGAAGATCAAGAAAAATTAAAAGAGGAAGCAGAGCAGAGGATTAAGATTGTTTATGAGACAGCGATGCAAATATATAGAGACACAATCAAGAATGGAATATATGAGATGTATCCCTCTGCTATGGGTGGTCTTATTGTAGAAATGATGAGAAATGCGTCTGGTAAAAGTTTCGAATATGTGCTTGGCTCTACACTTGCGGGGCATCTACTAGTTGTATGGACTGAAGAACATATGAAAACAACCATGAAATGTCAAGATAGATCAATGAGAAAGGACTATAGAGAGGTATCAGATGTTCTTCGACTTGCTGATACAAAATTTCTTAAAATTCTGAAAACTATTGAAGAAAAAGCTGAAAATAAACAAAACGCAAAATGGATGATGGATTATTATTATAATTATGAAGTTCCTGCAATAAGAGAAAAATATAGGAACGAAAAATCAATTAGAAAGTGTAATTAAACAAGATATTAACGGCCAGATCTATAGAAGATCTGGCCGATTTTACTTTTTTACTTTTAATCGATTTATATAGAAATAATCTAATTAGAAATTAATCTTTTTTAGGAGGAAAAATGCTTAGAGATAATTTAATTGAGCTGGCAAAAAAATTTGAATTATCACAAACTAAAGAAAATTTATTAGTTGCTTCTATATTATATTGTGTAGCAGCAGCTATGTTATCTTCTGAAGATTTACAAGAATTAGCAGATATTATTTCAGCATTCGCTCGCACGAAAGTTGAAAACAAAGACTCAAATAAGTTAAATTAATTTTTCATTTTTAATACAGAAATAGTATTATAGTTACAAAAAAAATGAGGGGTCGCTCAATGGTAGGGCGCACGGCTTTGACCCGTGATACGAAGGTTCGATACCTTCCCCCTCAGCCAAACTTCTAAGGAGAACTAATGGTTACTATTAGATCATTTAAAGTTTATGATGTAACATCTGATTATTATTATTGTTCCAGTACAACTGAATGCTTTGATGACGAAAAAGAATATGATGCAGTTACCCCAGCAACTGTAGGTTACACTGAATTTGAATTTTCAAAAATAAAACAAAAATTTGATCTGGATATAAATATAAAAACACCAATCTTTATTTCAAGACCAATTAATCAGAATAAAAGGTTATCACAATTAAGACAAATACATGAAAGATAAGATTAGGAGCAATAATGTTTGATTTAATGAGTCTAGCACCTGTAATAGATCATTTAAAGAATATCTCTAAATTCTTTAGTGATAAAGGAAATGAAATTATTATTCATTGTCCATTTTGTGATGATAGTTCAAGACCTAATGCTAGCAGGCATGGACATTGCTATTTATCGAAAACACATCCTGTTTTTCATTGTTTTCGATGTTCTAGCTCTGGCACATTGCTAAAACTATTAGTAGAAACTGATTTTCAAGACGAAGAAATATTTGAGTATTTAAAACAGATCTTGTCGTATAAATTCATCAAAAACTACAAATATAGAATGAAGAAAAAAGAAACTTCTAAAACTGATGAAATATACGACATGATAATTAACCAAAATCTATTATTTGCTCAAACTAATAAATATAAATTTGATATTTATAAACAATATCTTAAAGAACGTATTGGTGATGTAGATTATATAAAGTTTTTAATAACTCCAGGATTTTTTCAAAATAAATTAACTTGTAATTTTCATAATAGAAACAGTGAATTGGTTATTCAAAGATTTATTGAAACGGCCAAGAGTAATTATAGATATCACATAAATCGAAACAGTGATGGTCTATATTACTTTCAAGAAAAAGATTTTGAAAAATTTACAAGGTTAGTTTTCACAGAAGGTCCATTTGATATGATTTCATTGTATTTATACAATAGCACATTTAAAGATTCATTTTTCATTAGTATAAACGGCAAGAAATACATAAGTGTTCTTGAACAGTTTATAATTGAAGATCTTCTTATAGGAAACTATGAAGTTAACTTCATTTTCGACGCAGATGTGTTAGATTACAAGAGATATCTGTATCGTGCGAGAATGTTGATTAAAAATTATAATCCAGATATAGAATTAAAGGGATACAAACCTTTAATACAAAAAGATACAGCTGACTTTCCAGCTGTATTAGAACTTTAATAAGGAGAAATAATGATTGAGATTAGAGAAAAAAATGAAGTACATGTTACAATATATGTAGACAATTTTGAACCTATTCATAAAATTATTGCCCTTATTTTAGGTTTATACGAGAAAAGATTTGCTGTTGATAGAGTTATAGAACAGCAAAATGCTGCTAAATTAATACTCTTCAACAAAGCTTGGTCAGCGTATCCAAGACTGATATTTTCTCTTGATTTTCCAAATAAATTTATAAAAACTCTGAATGTAACTAAATATAGTTACGATAAAACAATAAAAATTTCGTCATATATTAATGATAAATTTGATTTATCTGAACCAAGTTATGTAACAAAATTTCTTAGAGGTTCAGAACCACCAAAAGATTCAAAAACATTACCACTACACGTAAGATTGGACTTAGATATATCATTAAGAAATGGAATTGATCAGAAATTAATAATAAATACTGCCAACAAATTTTATTTTGCAGAACAAAATGAAAATTTTTTAAAGCTAATTTCTCAGTTATGTCCTAGTAATATGACAACACTATATATTAACATGAGGACTTTTTCTCGATTACAAAGTTATAAAATTGATCCAGATGAACTTGATCTTCCATCACAAGAATCAAAACAAAAATTTATAGATCTGTGTAAGATCTTTATTAATAATTCAGCGATAACAGAATTTAAATTTAAAAATTTAATTACATTCTTAAAAACTTATTATAAAGAAAAAATGTCAATTAAATTTCCTCAAACAACTACAATAGTTGATACTCTTGAAGTGTCAGATTTTGATAAATATCCAGAACATCCAGTAATAAATTATTTAGCATCATTTTTAGAAATTAATAATTTAATGGATAGTTTTGAGTTAGAGTTATCAAAACAAATTCTTGTTAATGCTTAGGAGAGATATATGCAGAAGATCATACCAGTATATTATAGTGAATATGGTAGATATATTAATCGATTCAGAGCTATTCCATCATATATTGATTGTTTAAAACCTGTTGAGCGGCGAATTCTAGTTACGTTACACGAAATTGCTCGCAATCAGTTCACGAAAAGTGCAAAGATTGTTGGTGCTTGTATTGGAAAATATCACCCACACGGCGATCAAAGTGTATACGGAACTCTAGTCAATCTCGTTCAGCAGAAATTCGCGATAGGAAAAGGAAACTGGGGTTCTCCAGGATTGGTAGATGCTGAAGCTGCACAATATCGATATACTGAAGCTAAATTAAATCCTCAGATTGAAGATTTAGTATTTAAGTATATTGATTATGTTGCGTGGGAAGAATTAGAACTAGAACCAGAGCCATTATATTTACCTTCTCCAGTTCCAGTCGGACTGATTGGAACAGGAGTAATCACTGGAATATCATTCTATAGAACTCTGATTCCGAAATATAAGTTGTCAGATCTTGCAACACGTCTTCTATGGTTAATTGATAGTAATTTCAGCCCAAATGTTACAATTAAAGAAGATGAAGAACTAGATCAGACATCGTCTGGACCTAAAATTCAGCCACATATTGTTGGATGTGATATAGCTGAAGATGGAATAAATCAATTTTATAAACTATTACTATCTGGCATTGGTACTATAATAGTAATACCATATGGCAAGATAGAAAACAAAGTGATTAAGATTCTAGGTCGAGCGCCTAATGCATCATTTAATTCATTAATTGAAAACAAAGATAGTCTTGAGATATATTTAAATGATTTATCTAAGCAACAAATTGATGTAGAAATTATTCCACAAAAAAGAGGAGTAAATTTAAATACATTAGCGGCAAAGATCTGGGACGATTATCTTATTAAGAAACTTAATTTCAACTGCGTTGTTTGCGATCACGAAGGAAAAGTAAACACTGTAGGTATTGATACTTTACTATATAATAGCTATCACGCTTGGAAGTACGCTGTTCTACAGAAGAATGTTGCCGATTACAACAAGCTCGTAAATAAGAAAATTGAACTATTTGTTATTCAAATAATTAGATACATATTTGAAGAGTACAAATGTACTCAAGTGTCAGAAATTGTACAGTATTTTCTGAAGCTCACAAAAGATAAGAAAGTTGAGATAGAATTTGAGGAATATGATGTAGATTCTGCCGCTTGGAAAAAGAACTCAAAAATAATCGAAGAACAAGATATTATAGATGTTTGCAACAAAAGAAATATCAGAAATCTTATTGAAAATAAAATTGATATTCAAAAAGTTGAAGGGGATATTCAATCGGCAAAATCTATAATCAATTCAATAGACAACTATTCTTATAAATATATACAAGAGCTCAGAAAGGAACAAATAAAATGATAAAAAACATATACTATTTTGAAGAAGAAGCAAAGTTAATAATTAGAACAATACAGAAAAACAAAATGATTAAATATACATATTATGATATTCCATATAGTATGTATACTCAAATTGATAACTTATTTGACAGAAAATTTGAAGGTAAGGTATGGAAGAAATTAGAGAATTGTAGATTTGAAAAAGAAGAGTATATAATAAATGAAAAGGAGGTAGAATCATGAAACGTTTACTTATATTACTTATTTTGGTTTTCGTTGCAAGCACACTCTACAGTTGTGCTACACATAACGCACAAGCTGGAGCAGCAGCTGGAACTGGATTAGGAGCTATCGCTGGTCAGATTATTTCAAGATCAACTAGCGGAACGCTAATTGGAGCAGCTGTTGGTTGGTTAGTCGGAAGCACTTTTGGAGATGCTGCTGATAAATATAATACTGAGCAGAGGATGAAAGCTCTCGAACAAGCTGAGTTAGCTAGACAGGAAAGAGAAAAAGCAGCTGCTAAGAAACAGCAAACGCAAGCTCTCGCATATCCAGCAGATGAAGCACCACCTGGACAGTGGATTGTTCAGAAAGGTCGCTGGGAAGGTGGAAAATGGATACCTACTCATAGAGTGTGGCAGCCGATTAACCCTGAAGATGATGAGAAATGAGCAAACAAGACTTATTTAATTACTATTTTGTTAATTCAATTGGAATGACTATGATTGTCTTCCTCGCTGGAATGCTCGAGTATGAGAAAACGTGGAAGAAAATCTTGATTGGAGTAATTAGTATTCTAATTGCTATATGTATATTTGTATACGTATAAAAGACTTAAAAGAGTTAGCTAGAGCTATTCTAGCTAACTCTAATTTTTATTTTTTAAAGATTTCATATAGAAATAATTATAGTTAGAGGTTGATGAGTTTTTATTTCATCAATCTCAAATAAAAAAAGAGGGGAGGAAGTATGAAAACAATAGTCACAAAAATTTTTAAAATATTAAATTTAACAATTTTTACCATTATATTTATAATTGGATTTTTGAGGTTAAATTTATCGATAATTTTAGCATTTAGTAATAATTATGGTCTATTATTTATATTAACAGTGTTATCCTTAAATTTATTCATTTTAGCAATATTTTCAACAATTGGTAGAATATTAAATAAATATTTTAATGAGATTGAATTAAAAATTAAAGAAGAGGCCGAATAGGTCTCATTTTATTATTTGCAATCGGCGCGAGCTAAAAATTTACTACATAGGAGGTGACAAATTATGAGCAGACAGCATCTGAACAGCAGCTAAACTTAAAAAAATTATTTTATTTTTGATATAGAAATAGTTTATATAGAAGGAGAAAAAATGATAAAAAATGTTTTTGCAGTTGTTTGTTTCTTAGTAACACTTATATTTGGTACATTGTTAGTTATAGATTCATATATCAAAAAATCATTAATAGAAGCAACTTTATTTCTTAGCGGAATAATATCTTCGGGAGTTACATTACAAAAGATTCTAAAAAAGTCATCATAATTGGAGGTGCGAATGTTGACGCCTAAAATATCTTGGTTCGAAAAATATCGACCAAAACACATTGACGAAGTCGTATTCAATTCAGAACAGCAAAAGAATCTTGCTCAAACCTGGATACAGAACCAACAAATCGATGGAAATGTGTTATTATCTGGTCCTGCAGGAACAGGAAAAACAACATTAGCTGAAATCTTAATCAGAAACATCATTAAGAATCAATCAGATCTTTATCGTATGAAAACGAGATCTGTAAATGAAATTGATGAAAAAGTGAAACCGTTTGTAGTGAAAAAACCAATTGGTAGTAAAGTAAAAATTGTTTATATTGAAGAAATTGATGGTATCTCACTACAAGGACAAAGACAGCTTAAAGAAGATCTGTTAGAGAAATATCAAGATTATGTTTCATTTTTAGCATGTACAAATTATCCTAAAAGACTTGATCATGCTTTGTATACAAGATTTACTTATAAAATTGATTTCACTTCTGAAAATATTGAAGGTATTAAAAATCGATTAATTTATATATTAAATAGTGAATCGGCAAAGTTCAAAGAAGAAGATCTGGCCGATTTCGTTAATAAAAACTACTTTCATGGATTAAGAAGCTTAATCAACTCATTACAAGTATCTTATATATCTACAAACGGCGAGATTAATTTTCAAGATCTTGAAAAGAATCTAAATATTGAAGATAATTTAGTTAAATTAATACACACTATGCTTGAAACAATTATGAAAACAACAGATCTTAATCAAAAGAAAATCTGTTTGATTACACCGTTAAATTCAATTATAGCTAAAGAATATCAAGAATTTGTGACTCTTTGTCACAATAATTCAGATATAAATTATGAAAATGTATTTACTAGATTATATGAAACAACAAGATTTTTGCCGTTACAAATAATAATCGGCAAATATACAGAAGATGTGACTTCAAAGAAATATCAACATATACATTTAATTAGCTGCTTTTATGAGATGACTAAATGTATACTTGAAGTTACAATGTAAACTTAAGAGATACACAAGGAGAAACATATATGTTTATCAAATCAGTAGAAGGAAAACGTATCATTGGCGTTGATATAAAACATTCGATTTCTGATTTAATTGTATATCTTGAGTGGAATGAAGAGCAAGAAATCAGTAATTTAGCTGGAAAAGGAAACAGTTCATATTACTTCAAGATATCACAGGATGATTTGTTAACAATTCTTAATTCAGTAGACTATGATGCAGAGCTGAAAAAGGTCAACGTACATTTAAGGCCGCGTTTATAATTTTTTCATATTTTATACATAAATTATTTTTCAAAATCTTTTTAAAATTCAAAAATTTCATATAGAAATAATATTCATAGTAAAAAATATTTTTATAACTTTTTTTGTTTTAGGAGAATAATACATGCCATATCAAGCGCTTGGTAGCATCGAAATTGTTCGACAACGTCCAGGCATGTTCATTGGTGATACTCATTCACCAGATCATTTAGTAGAAGAAATTCTCGATAATGCTCTGGATGAGATAGCTAATGGGTATGCTACAGAATTAAAGATTTATTATAATTCAGAAGAAAAAACATTTTGGTGCTGTGATAATGGACGTGGAATTGATGTCCATCCGATACAGTTACCAGATGGTACAGAAGAAGATTCAGTTGTAGTTCTCTGTACAAGATTATTTTCAGGTTCAAAATTTGATACTGAAGATTACGAACAATTAATAGGAATGCATGGTGTAGGATTAGTAGCTGTGAATGCTTTGTCTAATTGGATGGTTGTAAAAACTAGAGATAGAGTAAATCGCAGAAAAGTCTACACATATATATTTCAGAATTCAGAATTAGTATCAAAAGAAGAATCTGAAGATGATGATCTAACATGGTCAACAGCAGTCGGATTTCAGCCTAATAAAGCATATTTCGAAACAGATGAAATTAATACGAAATACTTTATTGAAAGATTAATTTTTGTTCAAGCGATTTATGACTTAGATAGATTTACTTTTAATGATAAAGAAATTCCGAAAATTGATTTCGAGAAATATGTCAGAGAATGTCTAGCTCTGGCCGATGAAGAATTATATCTATTAGAACATAAAAATGATAATAGCAATATTAAAATTCTACTAACTTACATAGAATCAAATGATTCAATTGTAATTGGCAATGTTAATCTTCGATTCTGTGAAGGTAAGTTTATTACATCATTTCAAAATGAATTAAGAAAATCTATTAAAGAGAAATTAGATAAAAAATTTGATAAAGTCCCAGATAAAGATTTATTAAACGGACTAAGAGCTTTTATTGTTATTAACATACCAGAACCGAAATTCGACAGTCAGACGAAAACTAGAATGGTATTGGATGTTAAGAATTTATTAATAGATCCTCTGAAAGATCAGATTGAGTGGTTTACAAATCAAGATGAAATTATTGAAACAATTCAAACAAATTTAGAAACTAAATTTCATCAAAAATTTGTAAACGGCAAGAAATCTGGCCGATCTATTAAAAATGTTTCAATTGATAAATTAAGAGATTGCAAAATTATTCCAGGAGAGATCTTATATATTCTAGAAGGTGATTCAGCTGATGGAACTCTAAAGCAAATACGCGATCAACGAACAGAAGCTATATTTCCTCTAAGAGGAAAAGTCTTAAACGTTGAATCTGCGTCTTTAGAAAAAATTAGAAATAATAAGGAAATAAAAAATTTATTAGAAGTTTTAGGACCAGTCAACAATAGAAGATATAAGAAGATCAAGATACTAGCTGATGCAGATAGTGACGGACGTCATATTGCTGTGTTAGTGCTTCTAGTTCTGATGAAATTTGCTCCTGACTATATTAAATCTGGCAATGTATATGTTATAATTCCGCCACTTTACGGCGCTGAAAAAGGAGGGAAGTACATACCGATATATCGACCAGAAAAAATTCAACAATTTAAAGCTCAAGGATATGATATTGTCCGATTTAAAGGTTTGGGTGAAATGGACCCAGCACAATTAGAAGTATGCATTAAAAGCAACATTGAATATCAGGTCAAATGGCCTAAAGATGAATCAATTATTAATTCATTAATCAACATTGTAACAGATACTGACACTAAAAGAACTATTATGAATGATGAAAGAATTAAACCAGAAATAATTTTAAATGAGATCATACGTGATCTCAAATCTAACAAAAAACAGGAGGCTTAAATTATGGCAAATCCAACTTTTAACCCATTTGTGAAGAAAGAAGCACCCGCTGCACCAGCAGCACCCGCAGCAGAGACACCAGCTGCAGCTCCCAAAGTAAAGAAAGCAGCAGGCGAGAGAAAGAAAGTTGCTCCAGCACTCACCGCAGAGCAGATACAGCAGATACTTGCTCTCATTAAGGGTGGACAGAAATCTTACTCTGAGATTGCTGAAGAAGTCGGCGTAACAAAGTATCAGGTAAACAGGGTTCTTGTTTCAGCAAAAGCAAAACTCAAAAAGGCAGCAGCTGAGAATCCTGCATTAGCTGAGAAAGTAGAGAAAGCTTTGAAGGCTCTAGCAAGGCCGGCAGAGAGCAGACCTGGTGCAAGAGGACCAAAGGGTGGCAAGGTCGACAGTGCAATCCAGGACATCGTTGGTCAGCTCCTAGCAGAAATTTAGTTAATTTCGGTTATTCAAAACAAGAAGAGTGGGATACAATTCCCACTCTTCCGAATTTATTTTTTTGAAGGAGATTAACATGGCAAAATTAAATAGAAGAACTAAAAACATCGACAATGTCACGAAGCTATTTCAAGTAGTTATAAAAACAAACGAAGAATCAGATGGACCTGATTTAACAGTATGGACGACAGCGAAAAATCTATCTGAAGCTTGTAAAAAAGTTGAAGCGAATTATAAAGAAAAAATCGTGATATATAATGCTAATTATGTAGCTTCATCCGTACTAGTACCAGGTGAAGCTGAATTGTTATTGCTTTAAAAATTTAATATTCAAAGATTTCATATAGAAATTAATTTGGTGAACTTCCTCTTTATTTTATTTTATTTTTATTTAGTAGGTGAGGACTACATAAGCTTGGGACAAAAAGGATATGTAATATCCTTTCACTTTATGTCCTCACCGCTTTTTTATTTTAGTAGACAAGGATTACATATGATATAATGAATATGAGATATCCTTGTCGATTTCTATTTAGTAGGTGAGGATTACATATGTTGTACTCCAAACGGAGTACTGGACATGGAGACTCTATCCTCACCGCTTTTTTTATTTTTTCATATAGAAACATATTTCGATTCAACATTCTATATATTTTTAGATTTCAATTTTAGTAATTTATAAAGAGTAGTTAAAAGAAAACAAGAAACAATAGGAAAACAAATATAAATAATAAACACAAATGGATGCTGATCGAAGAATTACTTGGAGAAGAATATTGGGATAAAAGTGCACGCTCTAGTGAAGCTGGTACTTACTATCACCCTGATCATTTGTATTGTGATGCGTGTAAAATTAATCATGAAATTTCTAAATATTTTCGTGTTGCAGGAGTGAATGTTACGTACTGTGACGACTGTGGAGAAATAGATCCTAAACCACGAAGTAGAAGAGAATCTCAAAACGAAGGATTTAATACATTTGACGATATAGTCACCTTAAAAACTGCCATTATCAGAATCTGAAAGTGGAACAAATTTATTAATTATTGTTTAGATTGCTACAAAGAACTTTTTCCCGACTCTTCCGGGACTCTAACTAATAGATTTGTTGGATGATTAATCGACTCTTATTAGTTTTGTCAGCTTGTAGCTGAATGGTGAAAATTAACAAGGAGGTAATCATGTATCTTTTCAGAATAATTCTGAGAGGTCTTTTCGATGATAATATAGAAGCAAATTATCATACTTTTTATGTTATTGCAAAGGACAAAGATTGAAAATTTAACTGATGAAGAACTAAAAGAAGCTTTAGATACTATCGAAAAGATAAACGAATCCTGTCCCTCTGATATGCCGAATGATATATCATTAAAACATGATAAGTATTTAGCTGAAGAGATAGATAAGAGAAAGAAGATATGAATAATGTATATAGATGTGTTTTAGATTAACAAAATTATTTTTATTTTTCAATTTTTCATATAAAAATAAGCTCTAGTGTTTTTATTATTGTAACTAGAGCTAAACTAAAAAAAAAGGAGGAGAAACAAAATATGAACAAAACAACAATCACAAAAAAAAATTCAACAATAATTAATGAAGAAGGATATAAGGTCTATAAGAGACCAGCTGATGTTGACTTATTTTTACATTCAAGTGCATTTCGTTTCAAGAATTCGTTTTATCATTCAGATAAAGAAATTGTTGAGTATTTAGTAGATCTTATTCATAAAAACGATTCAGATTTTGTATACGCATTAGCCTATTACTTAGGAAAGGAGATTGGATTAAGATTATCTCCAACAATTATGACGACAGAGTTAGCTCTGTCCGATTCAGCTGATTGGAAGAAGATTGAGAAGATTGTAAATGACATATTCACAAGACCTGATTTTTTAGCAAATTCTTGTGGATATATTAAATATAAATTTAATGTAAAATCATTTATGGAAAAATTACCAGAAGAATTTAGGAAGATATTGAAAACAAGATTAGAGAATTTTAATGAATTGACATTGAAAAGACGCAAAATGCGTCGGAAAGAAATTAAGTTATCGGATTTAATCAAGACATTAAGACCACGTCCCAAAGACGTAGAAATGTCTAAATTATATAAAGCAATTATTGAGAATGATAAATTAGCATCATTAAAAATTGAAATTGAAAACGGTGAGATTCAAAAAGCAGAGCATTTGACGGCTGCGATTAGCTCCGACAAAGTTTCTCGGAGCGAAAAAACTAAATTTGTTACTGAAAATATTGATAATATTCCAATAAATGCATTATTAAAGAATTTGAGCTATCTTCCTGAAACGGAAGAGGCTATTAAGAAATTGGAAGTAAGATTAGAAGATTTCTTTAGATTTGGTAATAAGAGATTTATAAATCCATTCGACTTAATTATGTTAGAACATAGTTGGTCAACCAACTATGATACAATTACACCTAATGATTTTATAAAAGATTATTCAATTGTTAATGAAGAAATTCAGAATGTATTAAACAAAATATTAAATAAATATATTGTTCCGAAATTTAGAGATGTAGATTATGCTGTAATTTTATATGATTATAGTGGCTCTATGAAAGGGGAACCACACCGTATTGGAACAAAATTCATAACAATGATTTCGAATTTATTGAGAGAGAACAAAGGAATATTTTCAAAATTTTATATATTCAATCATAGAATTGATGATTATACCGGTGAAATTAAAGCATTAATTACAAATTGTTCTCAGCCAAATTCTGAATATTTCGATTATCTGCAATTTGCATATAATTTTCATAGAAAAATTAACCCTAATGGGTCAACATCATTATTGGATGCAATTAAATACGTATTAAATAAAAATACCAAAATGGATTTCTTTGTCATTATCACAGATGAGACAACATGGACTGATTCTTATCACATTAAAGCTTATAAAAGGATTATTCCTCAAAAATTATACGGACGAACAATATTGTTCAACGCCTGTCCAGGTGTTGGGACAATATTTAAGCCATCGATTGATGTAATTAAGGTTTCTGGATTAAATAATGTAACATTGGATATAATTAGAGCAATGTCCAATTTTACAGAATTTAAAAATGAAATTATTAACAATTTTAATAAAATATTATCATTATAATGGATTACTACGGAGCTGGTCTTATCCAGCTCCTTTTTTATTTTTATAAAAAGGAGATGATAAATATGAATGAAATAGATAAATCTAGAATTAGAGCACTAAGCAAATACGAGTGCTCTAAAGATTGTCCGTTTAATGACAATGAAACTTACTGTGAACTTTTTGAAGCTCCCATCGGAAACTCTGAAGAAATAAATATCCGTTGTAGTGAATGTATAGAAATTGAAAACATTATTTCACGAAATAAAAATAATTAACAATTTCAAGATTGAACTTTAATAAATTAAATTAAGAATATTTTTATCAATTTGTATATAGAAATAATCTATTATGAATTTTATTTTTAAAGGAGTAATAATGGAAATCATAACATATGATGAATTTTTACAAATGTTAGAAAGTGATAAAATTACACCGTACAATATTTATAACATTGATCAAGATTATCAACAGTACTATAGCATTAAACATTATTTAGAACATCCAAGTGATAATTTTGATAAAGATCAAAAATTACATATATTATTTCAAGATATTGAAGTATATACCGGCAACTCTGACGAATTTCCGAAACCTCCAACGGCAAAATATCCGATCTCAGCAGTTACAATTTATAGTTCTTTCGAGAAAATATTCAGATCTTTTATTTTGCTGCAACATGTGAATGTTCATAAATTTCCAGCAAAAGAAGCTCTCGCCGATTTAGAACAACGATTTAAAGAAGAACTAGTTAATGATGGATATATAGAAGAAACTGATAATATCAAGATTACAATAGCAGCAACAGAATTAGATCTAATTAAACAGGTCTGGAATAAGATAAAAGAATTAGATCCAGTAGTGTTAAGTGGTTGGTCATCAGAAAACTTTGACTTACCATATACCTACTTTAGACTGAGTAACATATTAAATAAGAATGAGAAAGAAGTATGTAAAATATTATCTCAATTTGAAACTGTAAAGGTTCAAAGAATGGGAGATAATTATCTTATTCAGATACCAGAATATCCAGTTTCAGATCTTCTATATTTATACAAGCCGAGAGACGATGGAGGACTAAATTACGGTGACAAACAGTCTAACTATACTTTAGACTTTGTAGCTGAAGTTGAGTTGGGATTGAAGAAGAAAGAATACAAATCTGAGGGAATGTCACTTGATACATTCTACGAAACAGATCCAGTTAATTTCTTATTATATAACATTATTGACGTAGCACTAGTTAAAGCATTAAATAAAAAATTGAGACATATTGAATCACATAATTTATTAAGAAGATTAATGAAGACTTGTTTTAGCAAGTCATTGACCGGCTCTTCAGCTTTATTTGATACATACGTAAACTATAAGTTAGCTGAAGAAGGAAAATATGTAAGATTCGGAATAATTGACGAACTAAACACTTCTATTTCTGAAGATGAATTAGCGTCAGTTTATGTTCCGAAAGTGATGTCAAAAACGGTTCGGAGTATAGATCAGAATACGTTTAGATCTATAACAGGAAGATATCCTGGAGCTTACGTAAAGCAACCGAAAGCAGGTGTGATTACTTCTAAGGAAGGTATTATTATAGATCTAGACGCCTCGAGTCTATATCCATCGATGATTATTCAGTCAAATATTTCATTTGATACATTTTATGGAAGAATTATTGATCCAGTTTGTTATAATTTTATAACAATTATTAATAGGCTTCTAAAACAGAAACAGCCGATTTCATCACAAGTATATATTAACTTGCATGAATTTATTGTGAAATATGTGGAAACGAAAATATCACCTCAGAATAAATCTGAATATATTCAGAACTGTTATTTAGTTATGGGTTATTTATTAAAGAAAATTGAGAGATATAAAAAACCTTTAGAAGAACTATTTCAGCCCAAGAATATGGATGATTATATTGTCTTAAAAAGGTATTTCTTGCCGCTGATCGACTTATTTGATGATATACATCCTAACAGTAAAGAATATAATAGTTTTTGTAATGATTATTTGTTAAACGGCGAGATCTCTAATCAACCACCTTTCTTATATGTCATAGAAGATATCTTACAGCCCACTATTAGAATCATTACAATAAAATCGTCTGAAATTGAAAATTATTTAAAAACTAATCAACTCAGCTTAACCCTGTCCGGCTGTTTATTTACGAAACACGAAAACAGGGAAGGTCTTTTCATAGAGTTCTTAAAGAACTTGAAAAACTTAAGAAACGCCTACGAAAAGAAACGTGATAGTTTCGACGAAGATTCAGAACAGTATAATTTCTACGATATGAGACAGAAAGCTATTAAGATCACGTCTAACACAACTTATGGATTATTTGGTCAGTCGACTTATAGATTCAGTAATAAGCATTTGGCGAAAGCTATTACAGTTCAAGGTAGACTAACCTTGAAGATTGCACAGATTATTGGTGAAATGTATTTAAATCAATATACTTAACAATCGGAGGTATGTAATGGAAAAGATAATGATTTGTGTACGCTCTCGAAAACAGGAAGTACAACAGCGAATGGGATTAAACACAGTTACGTTTACTCAGTGGACGTGTAAAGCTATTAACGAAGCTAATCCGAGTTGTCCACATTGTTCTCCACATCCTGAGAATAACGCTTGTAAACTCAAAGTAACTGGTCCTTTTCTCTGTGATGGAGTGTGTATCAGTTATGATGACTACATGGCTCAACGATCGCATCCGAACAAAAATTCAAAAAATAAAAACAAAGAAAAATAATTTTAATATTTTTTATTTACATATAGAAATAATATTAACGATAATATTTTTTATTTGAGAAAAGGAGGCTTGATGACTAAAATATATATTCCGATTAGATTAATTCAATCACACGAAATTGGAGTCAATTTACTAATTCCACGAACACTTGTCGTTGGACCTCGTCAGTGTGGAAAAACGGCAGGAATTAAGTATGCAATTTCTCAGATTGAAAGCGACTTGTTTACTGTGTTCGTTAGTAATCGACAAATTAAAGATTACAAATATGCAAACATTAAAAATGTACACACAGCAGACAAATTTAAAACACTTGATATTGATACAATTGCAACTAAAATATTTGTGGATGATTTAGATCTTTGTGAGAAATATATTCCAATGAATTTTTCAAGAATCTTTGCAGCTACAACGTGTAAGCTTGATTTTCGTGAAATTACACAATTAGTAGAAAAGAAAGATTTTCCATTTGAAAGAATTTGCATAGTAGATCATGAAATAATACAATAGGAGGCGTAATATGGCAGACACATATGATGCACCACCTTTTGGTGCGCCAATGTCATCTTTTATTCAAACAGGAGCTAATGCTCCTTTTTCAACAGCAGAGGAAAAAATTGAAGATTTTAGTGAAGCTGAAGCGGGAACTATCCCAGAACAAGTTAATCCACTTATGCCAAATGGCAGTATGCCTTTTGGTGGGCCGATACCAGCACAGACCCAGACAACTTCGAAGTATCAAATATTCGATATATTCTGGTTGTTTAATCCAGGGTTAAATGTTCAGCCACCGAGACTAGTTCAGGGACAAGCTCATGTAGCAATTATTTCATTCAATATATCATTTGGAAATTTAAGAATTTCATTCTTTAATCTAACTCAGAATTCAATTAGACAGAATGTTGCATTCTTAAATAATATGCAGAGACTTGTATCAGGAACAATTTACCCGAGCAGCGCTTTCTGTATATATACATCTCCTCGAATAGCAACAATTTGTATCGAACAGTTATTTCAGTCAACTGGAGCCGAATGGCAACAGAATCGTCCAATCTGTAAAGTTGAGAAAAATGAGCAGAAAATTAGAGTCACAATTGAAGATCAGAAAGTTGGAAAATATTTTTATGATTTCGAAGGATGGCAAAGAGACGCGTTTCTTCAGAGTTGCCTCTTCACATACACAACTGGAATGTATCTTCACGGATTGAATCAGATAAAATAACTATACAAAATCCACTAGAAAGGAGCGCATATGGCAAGAAACTATAACAAAGTAATACTTGTAGGGGATGTTGGAACAACTCCAGAATTAAGACAGACCAAAAACGGAACAAGCGTCACCAACTTTTCGGTAAGTACAGTTGATCAGTGGAAGAATCGAAACGGAGAGATCCAGCGCCACAAAAAGTGGCATCGAATCGTTTGCTGGGGTAAACTTGCTGAAAACGTTGTACGTGGTATTAGACAGGGTATGCTCATTCTTGTTGAAGGTTCTATTTCATATAGAACATATATTAACAAAGAAAATATTAAAATACCAGTCACAGAAATTAAAGCAACAGAAATTAAGAAATGGGCAAATGTCCCATTAACGAATTATTCAAAAAATTCATCTATTGAAATAGATCAAACATTAGAAAACGAGGCTGACAATGAAATTGCTAAACCCGATTGATCCAGAAGAACTAGCAAAAATCGATAAGACAAAGAATATAATACTCTGTACTCCACCATCAGATAAAAATATTATTGAAACAAAAACTCCAGATATATTTTCAATCTTGTTGACTCAGGATATAAATCTATCACTTGGAGAACAGATTACACCAAATATTATCGCGATGGAGTACTCACCACGTCTTAGAATCCTAGTTCCATCTGGAATAAAATTAAACATCATTGATACTGAATCAAATAAAACTGGAAGTATATTTAATAAGATTTATTGTAACTATGATGTATACTACGCGTATGAATCAGAAACAGATACTGAACTGAAATACAAAGTATATAATAATATAAAATTTGTCTTATATATTGATGTGATTCAGATGCGTAAGAAAATTAATTCTTTATTGATTTCAAAAGGAGAACCGATAGCTGATTTATATTTCAGTTGGTATATTCAGACTCAAAAAGAGGTACCAATGATCGAAAATATTTATTTGATTAAAGATTTATATGTCTTTCAAGAATTTGCTAAAGTGATATGAGAAAATCGGCGAGATCTTTAATTTAGATCTCGCCGATTTTTAAGTATGATAGAAACAAAGGTGTAGTTCTATGGATTTCTTTGAGCAACTATTAAACTTATACTCAACAATTGAGTTTCCAGAAGATTATAAAGAATTAGCTAAAGTTGATAAAGCGATTAGCTGGTATCTTGCCGATAGTTATGATCAATATGTTTCAGTATCACAAACAAAAAACACTTTTATAGTTGAATTAGACATTAAGAATGCATTTTACACAATATGCAATGTTTGGTTTGATCCCGAAAGTGAATTTTTAATTGAACTGAATAAATTAACAGATAAAAAAGCTAGAAACATATTCATTGCAACTCATTTAAAAGATACACCATATTTAAAACAATTAAATATTATATGTAAAATAATTATTATGGGTGTCTTATTTGAAATCGGCAAGATTCAGTTACTAGAACTAAAAAAAGATGGCGCAATTATAACCTGTGATAAGACAGAATTTGATAAATTAAATAACTTATCAGAACTGTCAAATCTCAAGTTTATCAACTTTATTAACTCAAAATTTACAATTAAAGTTGATACATATTTAAACTACATTAGATGTTTCAAAACCAGCTACTTCTGGAATGGAACAGATCTGATTGCAAAAGGAACTTATAAATATATTCCTGAAAAACTTAAACAAATTCAAAAAGCAATTTTAAAAGACGAAATAATTAATCTTAAAGCGCTCAAAAAAATATATTCCAAGAATTATTTTAATATTATAGCACACAATAATTTAGATCAGATTATGAGAAGCTATTATTTATGTGATAATAACAAATACATATTAATGAATGGAAAATATTATCCAAGATTAATAAAACATGAAATTGATCCAAAACTGTATCTTAAGCTGTTTGTCTATCCGTTTATTCTAGCGAGGCGCATATGAAAACAAAAAAGCAAACGCTTATAATTAAGAAACTGGAATGCACACAGTGTGGATACATCAGAGAAATACCTCGAAAACTTTCTCGTAACAAGAAGACAGGACATTATAAACACATGTTTTGTCCAACCTGTAACGAGAAAACAAAATACATTGAACTGTATGACATTTGAAATGGAGAATAATGATGGTATTAAAATTCTTAAGTAAAATCAAAAGATGTGGTAAGCATCTGAAGAGAGATTTAATGAAGATTGAAGAAGATTTCGATATTAAATCAAAAGAGAAACAATCGTCTTCGAAAACCCAGTCGAAAGGGAAAAAATAAGAGGGAACATATGGAGAACATCAAAGCAGGATGTCCAATTTGTGGAAATAAAAAATTCTTTATTTACACAGAGAATTTCTATATTGCTGAAATTGATGACGATAACTCTTTAATTGGAGAAAAAGATTCAGAAGCTATTACTGAAATTAAATGTTCTAATTGTGATACGCAATTTACAGAAGATCAATTTGAACAAATAAATATATAAAAACAAGGAGGTATCAAAACATGGCGAAAATAATGTATTGTCCAAACTGCAAGACCGCACGTGAGTGTACAAAAAAAGGATTTAACAAAAATGGTGAACAGCTCTATTATTGCAAAGAATGCAAGAAGAAATTTCCAGAAGTAGAAGGTCAGTTGCCTGTGAAAGCGAAAACAGCAAAAGAGAAGAAATCTAAAATTACTGAAATTTATGTCAATAATAATTTGATAAAAACAGTTGATAAAAAGATTACTGTTGATGAGGCATTTAATCTTCTTACAAATTACTTCGCAGATATTGCAAAAGATTCTGTTGAAGTTAAAGAAGGTGATAATAAGACCGTTATAAAATTTACAATTAAATTGATTGGTACGAAAGGTTAAAGATTTCAAGCGGCCAGATCTGATAGAAGCTCTGGCCGCTTTATCTAAGGAGGTGATAACTCAATGTTTGCTCTAGAAGAATATGAAGTTAACTTAGACTTTGATGAATCATTAACTTTTTCAATTGATGAATTATTGAACAATAATATAATACCATATATTTATACATCACTTAATGATTTAGAGACATTGATTCTACTTAATAGACTTAAATATTATCTCAAAAACTATAAAATACGAAGTTCTATCAATTTACATGCTATCTTTAACAGCTTAACGCATTGGATATCAACTGATTATCAACTTTATTATAATATGAATAATTTTTTAAATACAAAAAAACCAATAAATTTAATGTATCTACCAACTGTAGATGATATTCATACATTTTACAAAATAGAGAATAAAAAGATTGAGATTAAGACAAATCCAGGCATGTCTAGTGAAAATAATGTTTATTTCTATATTATCAAACAATTTTATATATCAGAATATATATTACGAAAATACTTTAATCCAAGAAAGGGGTGACAAATATATGATATATCTAAACTCTTATTTCTATCAAATATCAAGTTGTCTAGATGAAGACCAAGATTTATGCATGATGTATAATCTTCCAAATATTGAAAATAGAAAAATTAGTATAACATTAGATCATATTTGTCGAGAGGAAACAATTACAGAGGAAAATAAGGATAAAGTAATTAAAAATATATATAAAATTGAAAAAAGAATTCTAGAAAAATTTCTAATTAAAAAATCAATAGAACTATATCGCATCCGTTTTTTAGGACCATTGCCAAACGAATTTGACTATCGTCTTCTAGATATGCGTTTAATAGAACTAATGCAGAATATGATACCAGAAGAAAGGAATAACTTATGAAACTTCAAATTCTACGTCAATATAAAAGCACTATGAAAACACCATTTGACTTTATCATTTACAAATTAAAAGACGATAAGTGTATTTTAGAAGATCCAAATGAAAATAGAGTTACAATAGATACGGTATATAAATTAAACAAATATTTTGATATATCAAACATATCAACACCATGGAGACCATTATTTGATTATGAGAAATTTATCAGCATACAACATAATCAAACTAAATATTTCTTTCCATTGTTCGACGAAGATATTCGATATTTCAACCTCAGCTTTAACCATCGTATTGAACAGTGGCAATTTCCAGATGACTTTTTCAATAAATTATCAAAAATGGAAGAAATAGTATTTGATAACTTTAAGATCAATCTAATTCGGAAAGATCCAGATGAATATTACATTACAGCTCGTTTACCATTATATAAAACATATTGCATAAAAAACACATCTTTTGGAATTAATAATATTTATAATTCTTATTATCTAGCTATGAGACATAATCAACAATTTTACAGATTTCCATATGGTAATGTAAGCATAACAGACGACAAATTATGTCTCGGTGGTGACATTCGCGTACATCATGATATAATTTTAGCATCAGATATTCAACAAAATCTACCAGAAAAGCTTCTATTTTTCCTAACAACAACATTTTTTAGTAATGACTATGGCATGCAATTGCGAGCGTCACAGTATAAGAAAATTCATTTTGACATAGATAAAATTAAAGAGCTTATAAGAAATGAGTTGTATGATGAAATAAGCACAGTTGATGCGTTATTTTATCTATCTCAAGTTCCTATTAATGAACTTGAATATAATCCATTTCTTCTATCATCGAACAATGACTTTAATGAAATAAATAATATAATGGTAGAAGGAGAAAATAATGAATATCGAAAAAATCAATAAAACAAGTCTAACTAATATAATACCATTTGTAAGCAAGTATAAAAATCTAGACACTCTAGCAAAGAGTAAACTTGCTGAATTTAGAAATATTATACTTGCTCAAAATGGATTATTTCTACTGTGTAAATCCAATTTCGGATACATAGTAGAACAGATTGATGGAATTAGATATGACAATTCAGCATTGCTACCGATAGAAAACACACCAATTGTAAAAACATATTGTGATCCATTACCAGATCTGTCCGTTTTCAATCAGATTATCGAAATTTTTAAATATGTTCATGACAAAGCAAGAACTGAATTTCTATTAAATGTATATTTTGATAAGATTTATAGAACATATATTATTGACATTCCAGAAGAACAGAAAATAACATCTGCTTCAATCGATTATAAATCAACTGTAGAATATGAGAAGGATGCAAGATATATTAAATATCTACAGATTCATTCTCATGGAGCATTAAATGCATTCTTTTCAGGAACAGATGATAAAGATGAGAAAAACAAACAGATGCATATTTATGGTGTCGTCGGAAATTTAGATGTAGAATCAATTTCTGAAATTAATATGAAATTCAGAATATGGTCTGGTGAGAAATTTGTAAATATAGATTTTAATAAAGTATTTAATGCACCAAAAATTAATTTACCACATAAATTTATAAGAAAAATAGATCAAATAATTGAAAAGAATAAATCAATTATCAAGATTGACAAAGCTATAAAAAAGCTTGACAATTTTTATATTAACGGCAAGAGCTGGGAGAAAACTATTTCTTTTGACAACATACCAGAGGATTTATTGTTATGACAGCAAATATCGTAGAATACTTTAATAAAATTGATATTATTCAGATTGGCTGTGGAGGAACTGGTGGATGGCTTGCTCCTCTTGTAGCTAAATTAATTAGAAATATCACAAGTAGAAACAATCAATGTGAATTTTCATATACATTAATTGATAATGATATTGTTGAACAAAGAAACATTCTTAGACAAAATTTTCTAGAAAGAGACATTGGTAAGTCTAAAGTATTAGCTCTTGCTAATAGATATATTTTAGAGTTAGAAAAAAATCTCAATCTCTTAGATGAAAAAATCAACAGTACAAAAAAATTAAACGAAATTATAAAACCAGATACGTCCACAGATACAAATCTACAAAGATTAATAATATTATTAGGATGTGTCGACAACAATTCAACGAGAAGATTATTGTATAAATACATGAATAACTTACCTTTAAATATATCATGTATTTATATTGACAGCGGCAACGATCTCAATAAAGGTCAAGTTGTAACGACTTGGATTAATCTTCCAGAGTTTATTGGTAATCAAGATCAGACACCAGTAAATTTTCTGAAATTGTTTACAACAAAAAAGAAAACAGAAACAGAACAAAGTTGTGCATTCTTTGGAGATCAAACACAAGGACTAAACAACTTTGCCGCTAGCATTGTATTCTTAAATTTACAGAGAATATTAATTACAAACCAATTACCAGCTAATTATATTGAATTTTACTCGAGCGGATACAGCTCAATAAAAATCTAAAAAAATCTAAGGAGGCGTTAATATGTATCAGAAACTTGAAAATTTAATTTCTAAGAAAACTGAAAAGAAACCAAAGGAAAAGAAAAGCTATATTTATGTATGGAAAGCAGCAAAAGTACATTTCAGAGGACCTTGTGAATTTAAGGTTGATGATAAAATTGAAATTCTACTTGATAAAGATGCTCGCAAAATATTATTTGTAAAAATTAATGGCGAAGGATCAAAATACACAAAGAAATTTGCAATAATATCGAAAACTGGAAATATTGGTGGATTTTCTATGAAGAAAGCATTTGAAATACTCAACTTCAATGAAACTGCAGTTTTTGAGTCAAGAAAAGTAACAGATGAAGAACTGAAAGCTCTATCTGAAATATTGCCAGATATTGGTGATGTTGGGTATGAAATTGACTTAAATAATCCAATTAAAAACGAAAATTAAAAATTTATTTATCGGCGAGATCTAAAAATGATCTCGCCGGTCACTTTATTTTTCGAAAAGGGGATATCTCAATGATAGATATGGAAAATCACTTTATCAAAGCATACACTATCAATGACGCTTGGCGCGACGCTATTTGGCTTTGTGTCAAAAAAGGTTACAATTACAAAATAGAAAACAGTAGCTTAACAGACATCGGCGGAAGCTACATTGGACAGTATCGAAAACAATTAGAGTATGTAACTATTATAATTGAAAAACCAGGTACAAGACCTTTAGCTCCTATTACTCCACCTTCAGTTCCTCCACCAACTGACGATGAAAAAATTGCAGCTTACTTTGCAAGATACTTAGCTGAAGATGTAAAAACAGAAAATGAAGATTATACATATGGTCAATATATTAAACCACAAATATTTAAAGCAATTGAAAGATTAAATGTCTCAAAAGGTAACACTAATCAAGCGTGTATATCAGTATGTGATACAAACTCGATATATCTCGAAGATCCACCATGTTTGAGACTAATAGATTTTAAAGTAGTAAACAATAAACTTAATATGA